TATTAGATGTGGCAGTTACATCTATTATTCTTACTGTACCTGTTACAACATCTCTCTTCGTTTTGAAGAAGTGAGTATTACCAATACCTGCATTAGCACTCAACATCACTCTTTCTAAGTCAGACCCTATACCAGTTCTTGTTGTGACAATACCAATTAGATTATTATCAATCTTTTGAACAAACACCTCTGGTGGCATGGGTCTGGTAAATGTGACATTGACACGTTTCATAGCATCAGTTTGATACTTGATTGATGTACCAGCACCAGGATTATACTCTACTTTGTCTCCTGTTTTGAATGGGTGATCTGGTAAGTAGAAAGACCTTGTTGGTATGAATATATTTTTTGTCTCATTATTATGGAATGATGTGATTTGATTACCACCTCTCCCAGCTACTGTAACTGTGGTGCCGATTCCTACGCCAAATGTATTACCTGTACCTACAGAACTCTCTGCATTGAAGTAGTAACTTACATCCTCTGGTGTGTCTAATATTACTGATTTTTCTAATTCATATGTAAACTCATTCTCAAGTCTTGTTATTTTACTACCAAATGTATGGGCAGCACCAGTTGTACTATTCTGTGCTCTCAATAATTCTAGTCTATTGTTCTTGACATCAAAGTTGACTATCTTGAGTTGCTCACTATCAATCTGTACTATATCATTGATCTTGAATTTATTATTTGCAGTTACGTCAGGCATCCACTCGTTTATAATCACACTGGTTGTCAATCCTGTAGCAGCAGATGTACCCATAGACACACCTAGACCAGTGCTCACATCTTTCAGACTTATTTTTTTATTCGCTTTTAGATTTGAGTGTGTATCTGTCGATATACCTATGATTTCTACAGATATATTATTAGTAAGTCCATGAGGTTCTGAGTTTATAGCAGTCACCACATTACCATTAGATACCAACACCACGTTCTCTTTAGTAGTGATGGTTGATGTAATTGTGGTTATGCCAGGTCCTTCAACATGACTGACTTTACCTATAGCACCCTTACCTCGTGTTTTTTCATTGTCAAATACAAGACTATCTCCAACATTATAATTTTTACCTGCTGTTACTATATCAATTCTCTGTATACCACCACTCTTCGTATTTGATATCTGAGCATTTATATTAGTATTTTTATTTGCGTTTGGTACAAACTCATACTCATCTATGTTGTATGGTTTAGTATTTCGCACAAGATTTAATGATACTGGATCAAGATCTTGTATAGATTCAAATGCAATATTGAATTTTTGTAATTTTGAGTGATACGTGTCACCAATGATGTATGGGAATGTAGGAGTTCTGACACCATTGAAAGGACTATTAGCGTTCTGTACTTCTATGGGATTGACTGTGGTGTAATATGCATATACACCATTAGGAAATTCAGGTGTAGCAGCAAATCTACCATTATGCTCATCAAGATCACCAGTGCCCTCAACGTACGTGAAATCTTCTACAAAGAAACCAGCTGGATATATGCTGATGTTAGGTCCATCAACCCGTTGTGCTGCTAACTTACGATAACTTGATTCGATATACTTCTTACTACCATCCACTACAGCGTAAGGTCCGTAGATTGGATTACCATCGTAAGCCCAACCTATAATTGGTGAATGATCCTGTCCCAAATCACCTAAAAAGTTTCTGAGGTTTCTAGGAACATAGTAATTTACATATGGGTTGCCTAATTCTGCAACTCTTGGTGTCTCTAAAAATCCATCGTCATCCTTTACATCACCAAACTTAGCATATCTCTCTACTTGATTGATTCTCCACTCTTTTACAGATCCAGAGAATATAGCACCCTCACCAGGTGTCTTAGCTGACGCTGTTGTGGCTGCTTGAGAATATCCAGCACCTTTTTCTATGATATCAATACTGGTTATAGTACCATTAGATACGTTTGCTTTTGCCTTACATCCTACACCATCACCAGAAATAATAATATCAGGTGTACTAAAGAAATTTGTTCCACCATGTTTTATAATAATTTGATCAATTCTACCATTCACAATAAATGGTTGTAAGAATGCATCCTTACCAACTGTTGCCTCTATAGTTGGTTTGTAGTTGTCATTAATGACTGTAGATCCATACTCACTTCCTTTCTCATTTACATGAACAGAGATGATATTACCACGTATAATAGGTGTAGCAGTAGCGTTTGTTGTAGAAATACCTTGTCTACCACTGATGTCTACTGATATAGGTGGATCTTGGAATACATGAGTTCCCAGTCCATTGTCCCTGAGTTCTACATGAGTAGCAAGACCTACTACCTCACATAACCTAAAGTTGTTATTATCGATCTTATCAACAAAATATTCAGCATTGTTTGTAAGACCGCCAACAGCACTAACGTTTGACGAATATTTGATTTTCTCAGCATCTTCAAAACCATGATTAGATATATTTACAGTGTTTGTGAATGTGTTGATACCTGTGATAGTTCGTACATCTCTATTTTTGAATAGACCAGTATTCTCTACGAGAACCTTATCCACCTTCTGCCTTCTCGCTGTTGTTGTAAGTCTTTGTAGTCCACCACCATTTGATGTAAGTGGTAGTGTGCCAATGCCAGCGAGTGCCTTAGTTCTTGATTCTGATAAGTGAATTTGAAAATCATCTAACTTTACAACAAAATATGGTGCAGTATCAACAAGTGTGCCAGGTGTCACTCCTATGCCTATAGTGCTACTTCCATTTGCATCGTATATCACCTCTTCTGCATCCTTGAATCCATGTGGAGCAGGGAATACAAGTCGATCAGTTGCAGTATTGACCACACCACCAGTTGAAGTGGCATCAAACTCTACAGTCTGTTGAACAAACTTCATCTTTGCTTTCGCTATGGCTGTTGTATTGTTACCGCCAATAATTTTTACTGTAGGTGTATCTTCATAGTCAAATCCTTCAGTATCAACAAATATTTCTTCTAGTGTTCCCTCTACTTGTGCTATTACAGACGCACCAGCACCTGTGTGACCGTCTTGTGTGATTGATAAAACTGGTGGATTTATAACATCATATCCAGATCCAGTATTGAGAACCTCTACATTTTGAAGAGGACCGAAATAAACTATGTCAGATGATTTGTAAGAGTATGCCTCTACTCCATTCGCAAATAAACCAACACCACCCTGCACTGTTTTGTCTTTAGTATCACCAAACTCAGGGTCATCAAACTTTCTTAATATTTTTTGAGCACCTAATTCATATCCAAATATAGAGAATGGGGTAAGTGAATGAGATTTGTTACCTTGTATATCATCACCGTAGAACGCTGTAAGGAACTGTCCTCTTCTTACGTTCTCACCAGTATATGCAAGTTTTACAGTGTTATCATCTACCTTTTTGATATAATATGCTTCACCCTCATTCAAATTAGTGAGTGTGCCAATACCAGATGATGAATATACCACAAGGTCTCCATCATGGAGATTATGATCAGGTACACTTATCTCTACCTGTGTTGTGGATATACCAGCATTAGTGAATGATCTAATTCTTTTTTGTGGATCGATAGTCCAATGAGGTAAACTGTTGGATGCAACATACGCAGAAGTATCGTCTGTATATGTGTTCTGTACATCAGCTGTAAAATTCTTTTGTGTTTTTAATTGTCTTCTTATCTTATATTTTTTAGTGAAATCTAAAGCTGGAACGTTCACAGACACTGATCCAGTTGAGTTATTCTTATCAAATACAAAAGTTATACTACCAAGCAAAACGCTAGTAGGATCATTTTGATCAATAACTTCTATTTGATCACCAACATACAAAGTATGTTCGGCTGCAAGTTTTAGAATGTAATTATTTGTGCTTTGTAAGAAGAATGTATCTACAGAGTAGCATGATGCTGTATTGTATAACCATGTTGAATACAATAGATCTGATTTTAGTTTTCCTAGTTGTGATATATTGATTTCAGCATTTTCTTGCTGATTTATTGCTGATCCTACAAATTTATTGAGAACTCCTAGCACGTTGAATTTGACGGGAGCATTCAAATTACCATTCTCATAAGAAGTGGCAATTATACCTGATCTAACAGTTGATCCTATACCACATGGTGATGTAAGTGCATCAATACCTGTAAATTGAGTATAGTTTTTACCTGTATATTCTAAAGTTCTGTTCTCAAATGATATTGTGCCTGTAGCTCCAAATCCTATGGTAGAATCTACATTTAGTACAGTAGCACCCACACCTGAAGTGTTTGTAATAAATGTTTTACCAATCTGTTGGAATTTACCTATTGTAGTGCCTTTTGATATGGCAATCTTGTAATATGATTTGTTACCTATAACTGTCTTCTCAACACTATTAATTGAACCACTTGTTTGAAGAGGTGTTGTCTCTTGTATCAAACTTTGACCAGATATATTGAGTGGATCACCAGATACTAACTCACATAGTAGTACATCATTTACAACATAATCAGCATCAGATGGTTTTATAACAAATTTTGATGGTTGAATCATACTAACCTTTTCACCATACAATGCACCAAATAATAACTTGAATGCTTCTTCAGTTCCCTTAGATTTGTAGAAATCCTTTGATTGTCTTATAAAATTTCTTTGATCTAATTTTTCAGATAATCCTCTCTGTGAAAAACCAGGTAATATTTGTTTCTTGAGTTTCTCTAAAAACTCATTCAAGAATACATTACTTAGATTTGTTACTTTATCATTTACACCATGTGTACCAATACCTGATTGAGTAAAGGTAAGATACTCAGGACTATTTGTTCTTCTATTATTTTCTATACCACTAAATCCTCTCACACATCCAGTAAATGATGTGCTACCTATACCTGTATAGGTTATTATCTCATCATTGATTTTGAGAAGACCCCATTGATTCGGCCATCCTTGCGTAGAGTCAACAAATATTGTGGTATCTCTACCATTGGCATACTGTGCTACTGTCGTAAACCCAGTCAGAGTCTCATTGTTTAGAAAATCAAGACTTTTATATTCTACTAGATTGTCAACAATATCAATCGCTCCCCCTTGAAATTCTTGAGAGAGATAGTATTGTTTCATAAACTCGCCAAAGCGAGGATTTTCAGTGTCAATTACCTCTGGTATTTGACTCTGGATTATTTCATTTACTTTGACTTTTGTAATCGATGTCTGGATCATTAGTATCCACTACTACTGCTTGAGGATGATGATGTAGATGTTGTCGTTGTCGATGTCGATGAGACTGGGGTTGATGAAGTATCTATCGCACTTGTCGGGGTGCTTGTAATCGGAAGACTATCGGGTGAGTGAGATGCTCCTGTCATTTTATTTCCGTTAGCCATAGTATGGAAAGCACCATAGTAAGGTTGCCCGTTCACATATCCGACCAGAGTGGTAGCAGATGAAGTACTCAAGATCATCGCTCCTCTGACTTTTGCACCATTTGAGTAACTTGATTGAGGATCATATCTTGTGCCTGATGTATTTGCACCAGAAGATATTGGATCTTCTCTCATGTAGAAATTACTATTTGATACGTCAAATTGTAGGTATAACTCTTTTCTTGCTAATACATCATTAGACTGAGGTACTGCTTGTATCTCGACAATATTATCAGATTCTACTGTAGATGTTATATTTACAGTATCAATAATGACTTCACCCTTTGCATAATCTACAGATCCAAATGATGAAGACAGTATCTTGACTGATGAGTCAGAATCAATTTGGAATAAGAACAATGATCCCTTATCACCTGATGTATATTGGTCAGAGAAGTATACAGTTCCCTGTACTCCTGATACAGTGAATCCAGTTGATTTTATATTATAACTTGCTTCATTTCTATGGAAGGCATTATCAAAACATATCTCATATTGACTGAATACATTGATTTGTGCAACTAAATTTCTTCTTATTCTAATTGTGGTGATATTCGATGTTATTGAGTCGCTGACACGATCAATAAGAGACAAAACTTTACTATACTTGAATCTACCACCAAATTTATTCAATTCTGTGCCACTTGCAAAAGTGGTTAGAGAATCAATGACGTTAGTCTTCAAGTTATCAGGATCACCGACAAAGTTAGAGTTGTAATACACATAACTATCAATTTCAACATATAAAAACTTCAAGTCTATAAGTTCTGGAACAATACCTGCTACAGAATAACTTTTCAATGATGATAATATTTGTTTTTTAGTAAACTCTGATAAGAAAGAACCATTCTTAGGTTTAGCAGCGATATAAACTCTACCATACTTGGGAGGTGTCAATTCTTCACCACCAAAAGCACTTACTGACTCTATATTTGCATATACTGATGGTACAATCGCCTCGTAATCACTTGCGGTTACTGCTCTATGCTGTGAGGAGTATAATTTAGGTGCATAGTATCTAACACTTCGTAAGTCTTCGATATCATCACCGTTTTCAGTAGGGTACTGAGGTCTAATAACAGCATCCGTGTTTGTTTCAGTACCACCATCTTCATTTGTTATGATACCAGTAAATTGAACTCTACTTACACCGTTTCCATTCTTACCCTCTGTCTTGATGTATGAAATATCAACAACATTTCCATTGTCTAACTTTGAACCAAATATACCATCACCAAATAATATCTCATATTTCTCGTCAGTTGTCTCTTGTATAAGATATATGTTTGAAGTAGATGTTACTCCTATTATATTATCTACAAGTTTATATTCAGTTGACGTAGTGCTTGCGTTGTTCTCTCTTACACCAACTCTTATTGTTGATGTATCAATTCCATTATTAGGTAATATGAACCTTTGATTCGGCTGTGAATCATTGATAACAAATTTTGTTTCTAAGTATTGACCTTGGTATATTTCAAAAACTCCTGATGCTTCTCCATTTTCTGCAGTGCCTGTGACTTTTTCTGGTAACGAAAATATGTAATTGACATTTGATACTGTGCCGTTTGCAACTACGCCAGGTTGAAATGTTATTGTAGATGCGGTAGTAGATATTCCAGTGATATTATAATCTATTAGTGTTCTTGCTGCTCTTTTTGATCTTGGAACATATCCTATATTTCTTGCAAGAGAAACTACATTTTCTCTAAGTGTTGCACTGTCAATGAATGTCTCATTGACTAACATATTGCTATTATACGCTGTAGTATATGAATTATACGCTAATAAATTTACTATTACTGATAGGTTAGACCCCTCAAAATCCATATCACTGAAATTTGAGTTTTGTCTTAAATAATCTTTTATGGAGGATTTTATATCCTCAAAATTAAGATTAGTGAATTGTTGCAGTGCCATTATAACCTAGTTGGTTCGAGTATAAAA